AAACCACCACCGTCGAGGTGGTGCCGTCGGCGAAGTAGAGCGTCACGTTCACACTCGCGTTGCCATCCAGCACGGAGAAGATGAAAAGCTGGCGGGGGTCCAGCAGGGGGCGCACCGGGTCGGAAAGGAGCATCCCGGACGAGAAGGTCCCGGCGCGGTTGTAGGTCCAGTCGTTCACGAAATCGACGGAATCCTTCTGCACTCCGCCCACGAGGGTGACGAACGTTTCGGAGATTGCCGAGGCCGTGAAGCGGACGCCGGGGGCGGGGAAGGCGTGGCGCAGGTAGTCGGCGCAGACGTCGTTGATGCGGGCGTATATGTCCGTCTCGCCGGGGCGCGGGTATGCCGTGCCGGTGTAGATGACCGGGCCGGAGGACGAGCCGGTGCGGATTTCAAACGCCGCCGAGTTGCCCGACGCGGCGAGGGTAACGTAGCGGTCCTTCCAGATAGGTGCGTATGCCATAATGTTCTAATTTTGCCGCGAGGCCGTCGGAACGGCGAGCGCGTATGCCATAGAGTAATCGATTAGCTTCTATCTTGAAATGTCCCGGCGGCGGGCCGTGTTATTAGATGCCCGATTTGCCCCATAGCGGGCCGTTTCGTGGGCATAAAGAAACCCGGCGGACCTCGCGGCGCGCCGGGCTGTAAAGTGATTGTAAACGTTTAATATCTCATTGCTCTGCGGCAAAGGTAGCAATAAAATCCGAATTTCCAAATAAAACGCGAAAAAAGATACAACCCGGAAACCTCGCGGCGTCCGGGTTGCGGTTTCATTCAGTAGCCAATGGAAAAAGAAAGAATTTATCAATCCCAAGCGCAAAGGTAGGGAAGAAAGACGAGAAAAGCAAGGGAATCCTACACTTTCCGAATCCAATCCCGCAGGTCGTGGCCCAGGGCGGCGCGCACGCGGGCCTTGAAGGCGTCCATCGTGGTCTTCTTCGCGTCGGTGAGGTCGTGCGTTCCCTTCGTGCCGACACGGGAGATCTTCCTGCCTATGAGGTAGGCCAGCGACTTCGGGCTGACCTCCTTGCCGTTGAGGATGAAGGGGCGCGGCAGGGTGGGCTTGACCTGCACCCAGCGCAGCAGCGCGTCCGGCGGCGGGAAGTGCGGGCGCGTGTCGTCCTCGATATACTTCCAATAGTCGCGGAGGTGGACCACCACCTCGTAGGTGGTCCCCCCGGCGCGTACCTCCGTGCGGATGCTCTCCAGCAGTTCGCCGGTGGCGTAGCGGTCGTGTCCTATCAGCCGCTGCTCGTAGTCGTTGCGGAAGTAGTCGGCAAATTCCCGCAGCACTTCCGCGAGGTGGGGGTATTCCAAAAGTTCCATATCAGTGCATTTGCTTGAATCGTTCTATCTCTGCCTTTTCCTTTTCGTTGCGGTCGATGCGGTAGTTCAGGGCGTTGAGGAATCCGAGGGCTGGCAGCCCGAAAACATAGTCCCAGCTACACCGCATCGTGTCGGCTACGAGGTCCACTTTCGCAAGCCATCCCCAACGGGCGTCGAAAGTGTCCGCAGTTGCTTCTTCCGCATCACTATCTCCGCCTGGAGTTTCGCCCGCTTCGTCGCGTCCTTGATGCGGTCCGCCTTCTTCAGCTCCTTGTCCAAAGAGTTGAGGGTAGCCCGCGTTAATGCCAGCCACCGCCGAAAAAAATCCGCTACGAGGGCGAGGGCGTCCTGCACGGAGAGGTGTTCGCGGATGGCGGCCTGCACGTCGGCGAGGTCGTAGCCGTCGTTGTAGGTCATCCCCTCCGGGACGAGGGACACGGACAGCAGTTCGACGAGGTGGGCGTCCGCGTCGGGGGCGAAGGTCTGGAAGTCGATGTACTGCGCCGTCGTGACCTTGCGCAGGTCGCGGATGGGGACGAGGTCGAAGGCGCCGAGGTGGTAGCGGTCCGCCGGGCGGGGGAGCTTCCCGGCGGGCTTCGTGAGGAAGTCGGCCCGCGTGGCGAGGTCGGTGTACGCGGCAATCGGGAGGTTGAGCAGTTCGCGCTCGGTCTTGCCGGTGAGGGCGGAGAGGATGGCGACCTGGCGGTCGATGTGTTCCCGGCTCTCGTCCTCGTTGATGCGCTGGATTTCAAGATAGACCCCCAGCGGCAGGTCCTTGTAGTTCTCAATCATATCGTTTGCGTTTCGCGTCAATTTCTTTGCGTTTGGTTCATCGTATCACGGAGAGGGAGTATTGTCCGCTCGCCTGCGCCAGCGGCGTGTAGCATCCGTAGCGGAAGGCGTCGCAGAGGTGGTCGTTTATCTTCACCGGCACGTTGAGGCGGTCGCCGTTGGTGTTCGTGGCCCACACATAGCCGCGCAGCTCCTTGATAAGGTCGATTGAACCCTTCGTGACAAAGAGCTTGTAGCCTTTGAGGAATCCTATCTGCGCGGTGATGGGGTTGTGCCGGTCCGTCATGGAGGTCTTGTCGCACTTGGCCACGTTGAGGCCGTACTGCTCCAGCTCGCGGATGCTTTTCGGCTCGGCGGCGTCGCAGTATGTCACCACGCCGGGCCGTATGTTCTCGGCTTTGAGGAAGTCGGCTATATCGTGGTTCTGCATCCCGCGCCGATAGAGCCGCTGGTCGAGGTAGATCTCCTTGCGCCCCCGGTGGATGAAACAATGGCAGATGGCGGTCATCGAGTTCGTGAAGCCGAAGTCGAGGCCGTAGGTCTCCAGCATCCCCGAAGTGTCGGGGAGGTCGTCTATCTGCTGGAAGTCATAGACCACTCCCTCCAGCGTGCCGATTTCACCCTTGCCGTACACCTTCCACCAGTTCTCGTCATCCTTGTTGCTCTCGATTTCTGCTATCTGCTCCGGGGAAAGGAACTCGGCATTATCCAGGTAGGTGGTGACGAGCAGGATGCAGTTCTCCTTGACCTCGACCTTCTCCATAGCCCAGAACACGGCGGCGGGGTTGTAGTCGATGAAGATGAGGCCCTTCGTTCGCACGGAGAGCTGCCGGAAGGTGTCGTAGGGTATGTGGTTTGCCTCGTTCACGAAAAGCCGCTTGCGGGCCGGGCCGAGTACCTTGTCCGGGGAATCTGCCGAGAAAAATTCCAACTTCGCTCCGTTGGCGTAGGTATATACGCAGTCGGTCGCGTTCCACCGCGCGTCGTCTTTCAGCGGATGGCCCACGATGGCCTCGAAGTCGCGGATGGCGCCGCGCTTCAGGTGCGGGAAGGTCTCGGACACCACCGAGGTCACGTCCCCGGCCTTGTCGGCCTGCGGTATGAGTTCGTGGAGGAATTGCAGGGTAGAGTAGGTCTTGCCGGAGCGCGTGCCGCCCCGGTTGGAGATATAACGGGGATGCTTGGCCGCCGCATCGTATATCTTCCAAAAGACGCCGCTATACCTGCGCTCGCTCATACGCCCAGCTTGCCGATTTTCTCAATCTTGCCCTTTTCTTCCTCGCTCTTGACCACGATGGTGGGCGCATCCACCGCCACCTCCTTCTTGTCGGCAAGGCCCAGGAGGCGGCTGATGATGTTCGCGTTGAAGATGTTTGCGGAGGCCATTTCCTTCTGGTAATTCTCGCAATATTCGCGGATATAGGCCTTGACCTTCGAAAAACGCTCCCCTTCCTTGCCCTTCTCCAGCTCGGAATACCAGCGCGCATCTTCGCCGAGCCACACGAGGAAGCCGCCGACGGACACGAGGCGCGGAATGGCCTCCAGCACGTTCTTTCCGTACTGCTTGCCTTCCGGCGTGGTGGTGTTTTCGGTGCGTCCCGTCTCGATGGGGTGCTCCTTGCACCACTCCACGAACTCGGCGAACTTCTCCGCGAGCTGGTCGGGGGTATAGTGCAGGGGTCGGCCCGTTTTCTTCAGCGGGTTTTGCACGGGCGGGTAAATGTCAGTCTTTGCCATATCTTATGATGTTTAAGCGGTTTCGGGCAGGGGTAGGAATTGGAAATGAACGTACTTTTTTGCGGTCGCAGGGGTGCGTTCCTCGTAGCTTGCGCTCCGCTTGGTGTCGGGCGTGTAGTAAGCCACCAGCGAGCCGCGCGCCACGATGTAACCGAGGCGGCGCAGGTAGTTCCGCTGGAGCGCAATATGCCGGGGCTGCGCTATTACGCGCATCTTGGTAAGCTGCTTGAATCCGAAAAGGACGCGGGCCTTTTCCTCGCGGACGGTAGCCCTACGGGATGCGGCCGCCTTTTCCAGCCGCTTCTTCTCCTTGCGCTTTCCGATGCGGTCCACCGGCCGCTCCCCTTTCTTGAAGCAAAATTCCTCGCTTCGCGGGATGCGGTAGCCTTTGGGCGGGTATGTGCCGTTGCGGAGGTGCGAGGCTTTCGCCGCGGCGGTGGTTGCCGCCTGGCACTTGTGCATAAATTGGCGCGTCTTGGTCAGCCCGTACTCGCGCGCGTAGCGGTGCAGGGCCGTTTCGGATATGCCGAGGTGTTCGGCCAGCTCCGCGTTCTTGGTATTGCGGAAATGGTTTTGCAGCCATTTGATTTCCTGAGCCGTGAGGGTGTGTTTGATTCCTTTCATCACAAGTAGGGTTTCAGTTTGTCCATTTCGAGGGCGATGTCACGGAGGCGCGCCTCGTCCTCCGGGTCGGGGAGATAGATCCCGTTCTCGGCGGCCCATCGTTTGAAGCGGTCGATGGCCATAGTCATTTCCTCTTTGGAGAGTTCGGCGGACGAGCGCACCACTTCAATCTTGCCCGCCAGCGGGTCGGCCTTCTCGAACACGAAGAATGCGGGGTTTACGAGCCGCTTGAAGTAAACCTCCTTGCAGTAGGGTAGGGTGGTGCCGGTCTCCATAGCGACCACGCCGATAAGGAGGTGCAGATAGTTGTTTTGATTGCGGGAGCGGAACGCCCTCTCGGAAAGCTCGACAGCCGCCCCCCTCTTGGCGAGGATGGCGGCGCGTGCCTGGAACCGCTGGCGGTCGAGTTCTTTGGAGAGGTCGTAGGTCATCGTTCCTATTTCTTGCCCTTGCCTTTCGGCTTGGTGGCGGGTTTCGGTTTGGGGGCCGGTTTGGGTTTCCCGGCGGCGGCCTCCTTCGTGGCGAGTACCGCGAGTGCGTCCTGCGCCGCGTCGCGCTCCTTCTTCTCGAAGTAGAGCGTCCCGGCCTTTTTCAGCACGCGGAGGATGCAGGTGCCGCAGGTGGTGTTGAGCGCCGGGGTGGTCGGCTCCAGCTCGCGGAGTA